CGCGATCCTTCAGCTTAGGGAAGGTGAGGTGCTCCGCCCAGCAGTCGATCAGCATGACGGACATCGGCCCGTCCATCGGCTTGAACACACCCCATGTTGTGAACGCTGTTGGGTCGTTGTAAGACTTGTCGGTGTACGCACAATCGTAGGACTGTAGGATGTACTCAAACTTAGGGAATGGTTTCCCAGCGGGATACATCTGGAACATATCCCTTGTGACTACCTTACCGTCTTCGAGGTCGACCACTAATCCGAGCACTTCCTGATCATAAAGTTTTGAACCACGGTAGGTCTCTAACTGCTTGCTGAAACTCTCTGCGAGGTTAGCCTTGTTCTCATAGGTGCTGGCGCGGTCGATGATCACGTCGTCACCTTCCCTGCCTATCAGATCAAGTATCAGGTCTTTAGGCTTAGGCGTAGTGGTGATGATCACCCTTGGTTGGTCACCCAGTCGCAGACCGAACATCATCATGTCCCACGCCTCTTGAAGGTACTGGAAGGCGGCTAACTCGTCGCACCATGCAAAGTGGAACTGAGGGCCACGCAAGCGCTCGTATGAGTCTGCGCTGATACCGCGAATGCTTGACCCGTTGACCAGCTTGATTTGGTGGTCTTGTTTGTTGTAGTCGACTATCAACTCTTTGGGGATGACAGACAGCAGACCAGATTGACCCTCAAAGCAGGTGAACTTCACGTCGTTGCTGGTAGGTGCCAGAACAAGCCCACGGCTGTTTGGGGTGATCCAGCACCACCACCATAGCGCTTCAGCGGCGGAGCGCGTCTTGCCTGCTCCACGCCCTGCCAGCATCATCCACACGGTGTAGTCGATCTCTAGCGGCGGCGGTATCTGGTAGCGGTGGGCGCTGGCTACCCACTTAGCGTGGGCAATCTGAGCAAGTCGATCATGGTCTGGCTGGGCATCAAACTCCGCAGAGGTTTCAGAATCAAACAGTTCAGCCAACATAAGTATTACTTTCCGCCCGAATCAGCCAAAACAGCGGATAAAACCCCGTGTTTTGCGGCACCCTCTGGCGCTTGAATGTAATACTTAGCCCCCACGTTTGCTCATTTCCATGTTCTTAATGATCTCTAGGAACTTGTTTGATCCTATGTCCTCAGTCTTGATAGCGGCACCACCCTCTACACCTTCTACAGCCACACGGTCACCATACTTCTTTGGTCTCAGCTTGGCGGCTGTCCACTTACGCGCCTCTATGCGGTTCTTCTGCCACTGGATGTACGTCTGGTCGAGGTAAGTTCTCCCCTTATCGTCAGTGAACTCTGGGGGCATTTCATCGGCAATGTCTAAGATTTCATCGGCGTTAGTATCGGCTTGTTCCTCTCGGGCGCGTGCGTATTGCTCCGCAAACAGAGGGTGCCGAAGCAACCACTCGTAAACCGTCGACTGCGCTGGAAGTGTTCCAGTTGTATCAGCCTTCAGTATCTGTCTTAGACTCATCCCCTCACTGAGCATGATGCAGATGATGTCTGCTACCTTTTGGTCGAATACTCTTCTTGGTGTTGGTTTTGGGGCTTCTGCGCGTTTTTTAGGCGTTGTAGCACCGTTGACCTTAGTCGCGGCTTTTGAAGGCTTGGCGGGGCTTTTAGACCCCTTCTTGACGGTTTCTGGCATGACCCGTATTCCCCATAAAAGTAAATTGATTGCAGTGTAATCGATTCGCTTTTGTGGCGCTACTTGCGCGTTAGGTCGTTAGGTTTTGTTAAGGCAACCTCAACGCTACCGTTAAGGCTTCTTACCCTCGTGACATAACTTTCTAACGTATGCAGATGATTCTGGCGTGTCGCACTCATCCTCTGTCAATGTGAAGTCTGGCACCCACGTCCACAATATCAAAAACACAATTAATAGTAACGCAATTGTAAGTTTTTGCAAAGCAGTTTCCTCTGGTAGCTGTTGGCTGGGTAGGTCTTTCATCATATCGTCAATCTCCTGTTTGTTCATCGTCATCCTCCTCTGGGTACTCGTCGGTGTCGGCTCGGTCTTCGTCGGTCTCAATGGGAGTGTGTAGTGCCTCATAGTCACGCTTGACATTGCGACGGCGTTCTTCCTCTGCCAGTTGCTCTGGGGTGATGGCTTTGAACTGTTTGAGCAATTCAGCCTCCACTTCGTTAAACAGGTTGTTCATGTCGTTCATGTGTTGCGCTCCTTCAGTAGTTCAATGGCTTGACCAACAGCACTCATTTGACCAAGGTTTTCGTTGTAGAAAAGGTCTGTCAACTCGTCATTGGTTAGACCAGTCCATGTGCGCTGTAGCAGAGGCTCGTTTCTCTCCCTGATCTTGCGCTCAACAAACCACACAAACTCAACCACCGACGAGGCGGCTGGCATCTCCCACGATAGGATGTCACCCCTTGTAAGTTCCACCCAATCGCTCTCTGTCAAAGTTTCTTTTGTAGTCATGCTGTCCCCTTTTCAAGAACTAAACCAATGGCGTGATTACTCATGCCGTCGTTGCCTGTGCCAAGTTTCTCGTATGCGGCGTAGGCTTCTGCATAGTTGGCGTAGGTGCCAATGATTCGATCAGTGTCCTTGTGGACAATGAAGTGTGGCTTGTCTTCAGTCATACTTCGGCTCCCAATTGAATTGATATTGGCAATGTTGCCCACTCTGAGAGGGTCACAAGGCGAACAGTATCGCCGTCAAGCCTCCAGCCCTTGGCTCTCGCGAACCGTATCGCTTGCAAGAAGGTGCAAGGTTTAGTCACCCCGCGCCATGTGTTGTCGTAGTCGTTGTGGATCACGATCAGGTAGTCTTTTTTCCATGCAGTGCTTTTCATCTCAGTCTCCCACATATTCGTTGGACTCAGCCACCAAACGCTGGTGGTCAATCTTGGTCTCTTCCAGCAGGCGCTGGTACTCTGCCTGTGGGATGTCATAGGTGATGTCGGCACCAGTGGCATCAAAGACAAACAGGTCAAAGACCTCGGCGTAACCGTCCACCTCTGGGAGGTAGTCGTAAGCCACTGTTACGGTCTCTACGGTATCGCCGTCATCAAAAGATACGACGTTATCGAAGTTGTGTTGAAAGTCTGTAGTTTTCATTTCGCTTTTCCTTTTCGCTGTTGATGGTTTAATTGTAGCATAAACAATCGGAGGGTTGTCAACCCCCCAATTAAATTATTTTTATGCGTCGTCTAACAGTAAACGATTACGCTCAATTGCGTCGTATTTGGCATTGCGCTGACCTTCGTAGTCGCGGCTGTGAATCTGGTCGCGGATGTCGCACAGAATAGATTTGGCGGCGCTGACGGCGTCATAGCCAATGTCTGTACCGCTATGGTAGGCGGCGTGGTAGGCGGCTTTGAGAGCACGGTAAGTGGCTTCGGCTTGCTCTTCGCGTTCGTATAAAGTTGTCATTTCACTGTTCCTTCGCTGTTGTAGCATCGAGATATTCGGTGCTTAGGTGTAATTGTATGTTAAACGAAAGGGCTGTCAACCCCTTCGATTAAATTATTTTATTAGGACTTACCCTAATGCCACTTCCAGCACTTTTGGGCGCTGGATAACGGTCTGTTTTACGCCGTTGTAGACGGTGTGCTCTTTCACGCTGGCTTTGATTGTGTTGGTCTCACCCTTAGCACCGATGCTGGTTTTACCCTTGTAGGTGATGGCGTTACCCTGCTCGTCACGAGCGATGGTGATGTAGTTGTTGCCATAGAACTCAGAGTGCAAAACAATGATGTGCTCCACAGTGATTGTCAGAGTGACCTTGTCACCCACAGCACCGATGTGCTGGCTGTTAGCACGAGCAAACTCTTGGCGGTCGATCACCGCGAAGCAGGACTCTACGGCTTCCACTTGACGAGCGGACAGGTTGCCCCACTGGGCAATGTTTTGTTTGGCACTGCGCAGGAACTCATTGGCACCCGTGTAGGCATCTAAACGGGCTACCAAGGCGCTGTTTGCGTCGCGCCATGCTTGGGTAGCATCAAGGCGCTCGGCGGCTCTCTGAGCGCGTTCTGCCTCGATGCGTGCCTGACGTGACTCACGGCGCTTCTGAGCACCAGCTTGGCGGCGTGCGCGTGTGTGCTCGGCGCGGACTTCCAAAAAGCGATCAATGCCCCAGCCAGTCTTGGCGACGCAATCGCAACCGACCTTGAACTGCTTGGCACCAGCAATTGAACCCTTGATCCAGAACTCCCAGCGAATGCCAGTACCGCAGTAGTCGCAGACACCGCCGCCCTTGGTGGTGCCGTCGCCGTTGTCCCAAACATTCTCGCTCACGCCTGTGCATGAGAAGGGAGCCTTACCTAAGCCTGCTTTTTCAAAAGGATGTGTCATTTGGATTCACTTTCATTTCGCTGTTTTACACTGAACCGTTCGGTGTATGTGTGTAATTGTACGTTAAACAAAGGGGGCGTCAACCCCCTCTGTTAATTATTTTTCTAGGGACTTACCCTTATCCTGTCCAGCCTCTAAAATCTTGTTGGCGGCGCTGAAAATGCGCTGGGCTGTTTTGTCGGTTACCTCTGCACCCTGCAACCAGTTCTGGATGTAGCCACGAGACTCGTTTAAACCGCTCAGGTTGAGCAAAGAGCACAGGATGTAGGCTACCCCCTCAGCTTCGACTTCGCGCACGTCACGGGGCGTTGCTTCGCTGTCTGACAGTTGACCTTCCTTTGTGTGACCGAGCACAACGTGAGCGATCTCATGGAAACGGGTTTTGTGGGGCAATACGGCGACTGGGTTAACCGCGATTTGGTTTGACACGGCGTAGCCTTGGCAATTGCCATCAGTGTGGCTGAATGGCACCTCTGTGATGCTGAGGGTTTCCAAAGCCTTGACCTTGTCCCATGTGGGGATCACCACCTCAGCGGCGTAGTCGTCGCCCTCAGTCTGACCGAGCACAAACCAGTTGTTGTTCAGGGTGAACAATGAGAACACTTCGCCTGTCTTTTCGCCTGCATCGTCTTTTTTGCTGATGGTGACAGGCATTACCAAGGCGATAGCCTTTTGACCTTTGCTCACAGAGCGACCGAGGTCTTTCCACTTTTTGAATGTGGCGATGGGGCCAATCGGAATCTCGCGTGCCACGCACTGGCTGTATGCCAAGAGTTGGTTACCGAGGCTGTAGCCGTGAAATGTGCTGTAGCACTTGCTCAGGATGCCCTCTTGGTTAACGGCATCATTCAAGAGTTGGGAGAAGTTTGCTTTTTCCATGATTCGCTTTCAAGTTTGTTTCGCTGTTAAAAATGGGGGGCGAACCCCCATGACTTATACCTTTGCCCAGTACCCGTAGACACACCTACCCGTGTCTCGTTGAGGGTTCCATGTGTCGTTGACCACGCCATCAATGACGGCGGTGTAATGCTTGCTGACCGACACCACTAAATTGCCCATTGGCAACTCGCCGTCTTTTAAATGAACCTTGCAACCAGTGCCAATGCCCATCGTTGGTGTCCACACAAAGCCAATCGAGACCATGTAGTCTTTGAACCACTTGCGCGTCACATTGATGCCACTACGAGCAGATGCTGAACGCTTACCGCGCTTGCCTGCTGGCTGGCTTCCAGTCCCGTTAGCAAGCGCCGCATACACCTCTGCATACGGTACGCCAGAGGCAATTGCAATTGCACGAGCCACGCAGTCACCTGCTGTGCCTTTGAAACCTGCGACCTCTCGGCCTCCATCGTTGTACTGATATTCCATTTCGCTTTCCTTCGCTTTATCTGACTATGCGATTTGCTGTGTCAGTGAAGTTAGTATAACACAGAATTAAACAAGTCAACAATTATTTTAAATTATTTTGTAGGTACTTTCCCTAAGTCTCAATTACCCACCCAGCAAACTCACCCATGCGGAAGAATTGCTTGGCGTCCGTCCCCAAAATGGCTGGGTCAATCGGTATCTGCACCCCTGCCAAACTCATCTCTTTGGTCAGCACATCTTCTGGCTTGGCACCCTGCTGTAGTTTGAAGTGCATGGTAAGGCGCTTCAGGACAGTCGCACAGTACCCGCCATGATCACAAACCTTGTCCACCACTACTATCACCCCACCCTGCTTGCAATTCGCTCTCATAGAGTCGATTAAGGCTTTGCGTTTTTCTATTGGAATGAACATCATTGTCAAAAACAAAATATACACATCAGCTTTGGGTAAGTCTCTTCTGGTTACGTCTGAGTTTTCCACAACAACACAATCGCTTTTTTTGTTGTATTTCTTTTTAAGAATTGCGCACATAGGAATGCTTTTTTCAATGGCAACAATATCTGCCATGCGTTCATTTGCCAAAGGCATAAGTTTGTCAATCATGTTGCCTGTTGACGCACCAATGTCGACTACCACCCCATACTCTGGCAAATAGTTTTGGGTGATGTAGACCACCGCATCGGTGACCATGTCGTACCACGGTAACTGTTCGCGCACATGAGCATCAAATGTGTTTGCAATTTCTGGTGTATCAAATGTCCAAGAGTTCATCATTTTCTTTCGATAAGTTTTTGACTAAGTAGTTGTAGATTCCAACGACCGACTTATGCTTGCCAACATTCAAGTCAGTGTGTAGTAGTTTTTCAAAATGCTCAGAGATACCTGAGTCACCCTTTTGAAAGTTGGTGTGCTTAAAAATTTTTATGCGTTTGAACTGCTCAGGGAACGCATCAAGTATTGGTTGCTTCTGATGCGGACGATTGACCTCATCCCATGTTGTACCTTTTAACTCGTCGATCATCTCTTGCGTCATGTACGGTGCCACCCAGCACTTTTTGTAAACCCTGCTAAGGTTTCTATGGATGTGCTCTTGACCATATGATGGATTTGAAAACAGCGTGCTTCTAAATTCATCAATTCTGTTTTTGTAGTGCATCATTCCTTTTTTGCTGATACAGAAGTGACCGTCTGCACCCATGCCAGAAAATATCTCGCGCTCAGTAATTGCTTTGTATGCGTAGAGCATTGGCCAACCACACTCAAAGTCCGTCTTCTTCTTTGCACCAAACCGCACCAAGTCAACTAGGTCTTCTCTGAGCACATCAATGCTTGTCGGTAACGGTATCTGCACAAACGGTACACCAAATTCTTTTGCTGTGATCTGCGCATACTTCACGTCGGTTGATGTTCTGTCATCCAAACAAAATGAATACGCTGTAACGTGTTTACCAGCCTCTAGCAACGCGAATAGAACGCTAGATGAGTCTACCCCTGCACTGAGCAAAACAGCGGCGTCATTCTCTGGTGTTCCCGCGCTCTGAAGCAAAACCTTTTTGATGTCTATCATGCTGGTAACCTCTTTGCAATTTCGTATATCACATTGACAGTAACAGCACGACCACACCGCTCATATCGTTGCGTATCTGGAACCTCTGAACCGTCTGCATACCAGCGCGTCCAATTATCAGGTAGCGACTGAAGCCTCTCACATTCCAACGGTGTGAATCTGCGCAACCTAGAACCCACCATCAATCCATGTCTATCCTGCGCAGTGAGAGTGAATGCTGGTTCGTTATGTTCTTTCATGCGTCGACCACGCTGGCGCTTCTTTTCTTTTGCTGGTGTTAGGACTGCTCGAACAGACTCATCTGATTCGGTGGTACTACCTCCTCCTGCTGTAGTGTTCTCAAGTTGTTCAGCTTGTCCTCGTATTTGTCCAGCAAGGTAGAAGTTGTTAGTGTCTCCCTTGTAAAGTCTGTGACAGAGTGTTCCGATAGTGAGACCACCTTCGCTCCGAACCCTCGGTTCTTGATCTTGTTCACCTCGGTGTTGTACGCTATTTTCTGCATAACTTCTTCCGATAGGAAATACTTGGGGTCTGGGGTGTCCTCTAAGATTTCCGACAATAAAGACTCGCTCCCGATTCTGTGGGACTCCGAAATTCTTGCTGTTAAGACACTCCCATTGCACGTCATACCCCAGTTCATCCAGACTTGCGACGATAACTCCAAAGGTTCGTCCTCCGTCGTGATTGAGGAGTCCCTTAACATTCTCAAGGAATAGATATGGGATTCGCTTACCAGATAGGATTCGGCAGATTTCAAAAAAGAGAGTACCTCGTGTATCTTCTGTCCCAAACCCTGTTCTTCTACCAGCAACGCTGAAAGTTGCGCATGGAAATCCTCCAACGAGTAAATCTGCGCTGGGGACATCATCAACATGAATTCCTCTGATGTCTCGTCCGTCTGGTTTGTGTTTGAAGTTGTGTTCATAAATGCTTGCCGCCCTTGGTGTAAATTCGTTAGCCCACACGCACTCGTGACCCGCCTTCTCTAACCCGAGGCGGAACCCACCAATGCCTGCAAACAGTTCAATGAATTTCATTTTGGTTTGTCTTCCATCTTGAGTCGCTTGATCAAGTCAATCAACACTAGCGCATCATGGCTGTTGCACTCTTTGATGTATCGCTCTATCTCGGTCACGATGTAGTCGCACCCGTGGTCAAAGCCTCGAATGTATTCGCTCATTACTGTTTCACTCATTTGGTTCCCCTATCATTTTTTTGATTGTGAATAAATCTTTGTGCTGTGGGTAGCGTGCTCTCCAGAGCCTTGCATAAAACGCGATGTAGTCATTGCTGATCTTGAACTCTTCGCCTGTAGTTTCAAGGTAGACCTCCCACCGTATGCGATTGATGATCAACCAATGACTAACCTTTTTGTGTCCCTTGTTGACCACCTCAAGCGAGAATCGCTCAAAGTAGTCCCATACCCTTGGGTTAGCCTTGTGCCAGTCCCAGAAGTCCCTTTTACGCTGTTCAAACGATATGGTCATGCCGTTACCTCTGGCGGTTCGATCAAACCATCTTCAATCAAACGGGCGGCTGTACGACCGTAGGAACCTTGCAGTTCAAATGCCAGTCCTGTATTGACAAGGTACTGCCATGCTTCGAGGGCTTGCTCTTCTGACTCTGCACCGCCCTCTATGATATTGATTGCTAGTATTGCGTTCATTTCTCTTTCCTTCGCTGTTATGCCCCCGAAGGGGCGGGTTGATTAACGTGATGTGACCTTGACAGAAAACACTGCTGTGGTCTTGGTGTACTTGGCGTATGCGTCAGCGCCAAACTCTTTGATGAATGCGTCTTTGTCAAACACTGTACGGTTTGCTTCGACGTAAGTGGCTTTGAATAAGGCACCTTCGACAACCTTTGCACCGCCTGCGCTGGCGGATTCTTTGATGCCGTCTTTGATGGCATCTGCCTGATCTGTCAGGTCTTTGATCTGAGCAAGCAAAGCGCCCAGTGTGTCGATGCTGTTTGTGTTGAGATCGTTTTTCATTTCGCTGTTTCCTATTCGCTGTATCGACTATGCGTTATTGCTGTGTCGATGGATGAAGTGTAACTCCAAATTAAACATGGTCAACAATTATTTTATTAGGACATACCCTAATGTTGTTCTGATGCAACAATGTCATTCGGTGCAATCACAAGACAAATCAAAACCAACCAAGGGAAGGGTCATTTGAGATTGGTGCATCAAAATAATTTCCGACCACGCGAACCTTCTTCCTAAGCCTTTAATGCTTGTCAGTTGGGCTTGCTTCTCAATGTCCAACGCCCTCTGCGCCAAATCAGGATGCTTCTCATGCAAATCAATAATTTCCTGCGGTCGCGATGATGGGCAAAAGAAACAAGCAGATTTACCAACTTGAAAACCATACTTAACCACTATTTTTAAACAATCTTGCCTTTCCCAATCCCATTCAATTAACGGATATTCGTATGCGTATTTGGGGTCATCACGCTTTGCGGCGTTGTTTGCTCGATGTGATTCACCTGCGTCATAACCAATATATTTGACGCATTTGTCACTTGTTTTCCACCAATCAATAGCTGGTTGCCAAGAGTTTAAATATTTATCTTGAGGCGCTATTTTGTGCTTTTGAGAACAAGATTTGAATCCATAAGCTACAGATGGCAAATTTTTTCGCCTATGGCACTCCTCCTCCAAGGTTTCCAGACTACCGTCATGGCGTGTACGCCTGACAACAGTAATGCTTGGCAAGCCTTTATCTACAAGCCAATTGCTAAAATTTTGAATGTGCGCGTAAGTCTCTGGTCTCTCACCGCCAGTGTCCGCAAATAAAATTAAATCTATTGGACGCTTTGCCTCATATAAACCCAAAATCATTGCGGTGCTGTCAACACCTCCGCCAAACGCCACAATGTGTGGTTTTTTCATGTTTTTATCCCCAATAATTTAAATGTGTCTTTGAGCAGGTCTGCCTCGTCATAACCCCAGTGCTTAGGGAAACCCTTTGTGCCAAGCCCGTGCAAGCCCGTAGAGCCTCTGTGGTGCTCTGGGCATAGTGGTATGACACTCATGTGGCTAGAACGTCCCCAGCCGCCTGCTAGACGCCTTGGGTGGTGTAGTTCTGCTGGGGTGCCTGCGTAGCCCATCCTGCGGCATACAGCACAGCCCAGTTCAGCCACGGCATTCATATGCTTTTTTTCTTTCAACGTGGTCAAGAATTTTTCTCCTTCAGCTTGACTTCAATTGCTTTGGCAAATTCAAAACGATCTGCGTAGGGTATTGTGTTGCTAAGTGCAAATACTTCATCCTCTGTTAACCCCTTCCAAGGGCGAACGTATTCTTGAATGTCGTCGTCATCTTTCATTGCTTCCCCTTTGTAAAACCTGCACGGTTTTTTAGGTCATGGCAGGTCTGGCACCGCCACTGGGGAGCGCCCTTGCTAGTTTTTACCTGCTTGTCTGCTGGTCGCAGGCGGCACACCTGACAGGTCTTTTGTTTATCGGTCATTGCTTCATCCCCCTGACGTAGGACGCGAAGGATGCGGCTGTATCTCCACTGTTTCGCATCTTGTCAAACACTGTGGCTATCTCTTCAAGTACCTCGTTGCGAGCCATGTTTTCTTCAACAGTTAATTGACGCTCAACAATTTGACGCTTTCGCCATCCAAGTGATTGCTCCAACTCCTCGAATGCTTCGTCTTCTTCTGTTCTCATAATGTTGCCTTCCCTTCTGCTCTGTTGTTTGCTTGTTCTGTTCGCCATATTTCTACGCGTAATGTCGCGGCTGTGATGTCCCACTTGAGGCGCTCCTCGATAGCCACAGCCTCTTTCAATCCATCCAGCAGTGCAATCATCTCTGAGTGTGCATAGGCTTCGCGCTCCTGCGCACCAATCATTGACTCACCACTGCGCTTCATCAACAAGGCTTTAAGACTCTTTCGATAATGTTCGATGTAGGTACGCTCTGCCTTTGCTTTGGCAAACAGCGCGGCGTGTTTCAAAATGTAATCAACTGCTTTGTGTGGGTCTCTCTCTTCGCTCATCATTCGCTCCTTTTGTCGCTAAATAAAATACAAACTAAAAACACTGCCATGCATAACCAGCATAGAGCGCCAGTCAATGTAAACACCAACAACATGATGTTCCAAATTTCATGCATTACGCTCCTCTCTTTCCTCCATCATTGCTTCTGCAAAGTCATACGATGCACGCGCAATATCATGCGGAAAAGCCCCTTCATCGGAGTTACGCAAAATTGCGTGTAAAGCCAACATCGCAAAGATGTCGATCAGTTTAGGTTCATCTTTCATTCGATCTCCTCAATTTTTATCTTCAACATTCCACCAATATCTTTTGCCCAGTAAATGCGCAAGTCAACAATCTGTGAATCATCCTCATACACGCTAGCGTGGGCTAAACCATCCAGCGTAGCCTTCAGCAAGTTGTCTAAATCCCTGCGTCGTTTGTCTGGTCTAAATGCTTCAATCTCAACCTTGAGTTGACCTTTGAAATGTTTCACCATCTTTTGCAATGTCATCTGGTCACCAACAGTCTCACGGTACTCGCGCCCTCTTGCGCTGATGATCATGCGACCGTCAAAGTTACGCCAATATGTGTTGACCGAGGGAGGCCACGGCAGTGTTAGTTCAATCATTTTTTTTTCCGTTAAATTTGTTAAAAAAATAAGACCAGATAAAACCGCCAAAAACTTTTGCAAAGAATTGCATTGCAATTATTTCTGGCATCAGCACACCAAACGCTATGGTTGGAAACAACAACGAGTCAACAGATGCACCAGCGGCGTTTGAAACATTGGCTCGTTTTATCCAAGAACCATTGGTTTTGACAAATACCGCCCAATCAACTAATGCGGCAATCAAAAACGACGTAGCAGAAGCCACGGCAATCATGCCTGCGGCGGGGTTTAACAAATATGTTACAACTCCTGTCCCAACAATCAAGCACCCCATTTGCCACGCTTTAAGTCGGATATGAAGCCAATCACGCAAAGTCAAATCAAGGCCAATAAGAAAGAAGGCGTTAACTGGACTGATTGATGGCCCAAAAGTGGCGACCAAAAGATTTGCCGCTGTCATGGCAACAGCGTAAGCAAGCAAAGCAAAAATCATAAAAGTTTTTCCTGTAAAGGTTTGTTTTTCCATTTAATTGGAGGGTTGGTTGAATCTATTCTTTTTGCCATACATCCTGCACACGGAAGATGTTCAGCATGATGTAAAGCAACATTAGTTGAGTCAGCGCTTGCCAGAGGCCACGGCCCCTCTGATTGCCCCAACATTCTGAGTCCATGAACCCAAGGAATTTTTCCAAAAGTTTTGGTCAAAGCATTGAAAGCCTCATCCATTCTTCCGCACCACTTTGCTGTTCCAATTTGCCAATATTCACCAGCCGACCCAAAACACACGCGGCCCCATTGGTCTGAAATTTCTAAAAGATAATCAATTGGAAGCCCCAAGTGCCAAACAGGAATTCCAAATTCTTTGCGGAAGGGCCATGTCTTAACCATCTTTTTTTGTTGCTCAACTGTTCCATCAATCACATCTGGAACAACCGCCCAATGAGGATGCTCTAACAACGGCTCAACCCATTCATAAAACCCATCACGGTCAAATGGCAGGCCACGGGTAAACGAACTAAACGCGCCGTTGTCCAACATAAGACTTTGCCCAAGTCGAAGACAACGCTTCAAGTCGTCTGGTCTAGCATATGAGACACAAAAGTGCTTCCCACCCATAGTTTCAATGGCTTTTATTGGAGATATAGGCGTGCCGTGATAGTGAATCATTTCCATTCCCCTTCTGTTCCTCTGTTACCTTTGTTCCATTGATCCTTAACATCCGCTTCAAGTCGAGACTTGGGATGAATGTCGTTCCATCCTCTGTGATTCTTCCCATTGTGGTCACGGTAACCTTCAAGCCACTC